GAATTAATGACCATAGGCACTGTGTTGTGCGGTTTAGCGGCAACATGGGGAATGGTAAAAGGTCAGATAGGTAGATTAATGGATGACCTTATGAAAGTAAATAAAGAACTAGAAGTTATACAAACTAGACTTGATTCTACTGAAGCAGGAGAAGCGGTAATGAAACATCAACTAGGAGTGTTAGGTTCTATGCTTTCCCCTGATCATCAAGAAGCTAGAGCAAGAGAAACAGAAGCTTTACACCATAGAGTAAACGCATTACGTAGAGATTGCGATACGTTAATGCACACACATAACGGGAAACACCCACCAATTTAAGAGCGTTTAAACATGATCTCACTTTTAGGTAGTCTTTTAGGTTTTGTTACTTCTACAGGTCCCTCTATATTTAAAACATTTATGGACGCTAAACAAGACGCTAGAGATAAAGAACATGAGCTTAAAATTATGGCTCAACAATCTCAAGATAGGCGAGATGAGGCATTAATAGAGAGTGTAGGAGAAGCTAATATTGCAGTCCATAGAAGTTCTGATGAACAAACTAAGAGGGCAAGTCAATGGGTCGTAAATCTTTCCGCAACAGTAAGACCGCTTATTACTTATTTCTTTTTCTTGGAATTTGTATTGCTTACTTTTCTTTCGGCTTTCGGTCTGATCAGTCTGGAACTATTTCAACTCCTGTGGTCAAGCGAAGTAGTCAGCATCTTTTCTGTGATTATCTCGTTTTGGTTCGGGCAACGATTAGTCAGCAAGTGGGCGAAGTGATAAACAAAGAAGGGATAGAGTTAATAGAAAGCTTTGAGGGATTTTCTTCTAAACCTTATAAAGATGTGGCAGGTATATGGACTATAGGAGTAGGATCAATATATGGACTTAATGGTAAACGTGTAAAAGCAGATCATAGGAATATTAGTAAAAAAGAAGCTTTACAGTTAATGAAAAGAGATTTAAAAAGAACTGAAGTACGGATATCACAATTAGTTAATGTTCCTGTAACTCAAAATCAATTTGCCGCTTTATGTAGTTTTGTATATAATGTAGGTTCAGGAGCTTTTCAACGTAGTACAGCTAGAATGAAACTAAACAGGTCTGATTACGAAGGATGTGCTAACGAGTTCTTAAGATGGAAGTACGCTGGTAAACGATCTATTCCCGGCTTATTAAGAAGGCGAGAAGCAGAAAGAGAATTATTTTTAAGTGAGGACAAAGCATAATGGCATATAGAGCTATGATTAATAAAGTCTTAAGAAGGCTAAGAGAAGATACAATATCTGCCGATTGGATTGGAGCTTTAGAAGATTCTGCTGATGTAGATTCCTATCATAAATTAGTAGGAGATTTTATTAACGAATCTAAACAAATAGTAGAAGATGCTTGGTCTTGGAGTTTCTTAAGATCACTTGAGACAGTTACTACTGAAGATGGAACATCTACTTATGTTATTCCTAATGCAAACAATAGAACAACTGTTTTACAAGTAATTGATGATACAGGTGATTATCAAGTTCCTCAGTTATCAGATGCAGACTTTTATAAATATACTCTTGTAGGGACATCTACAAATGGTACTCCTAGATACTATAGGCTTAATGGAAATTCTATTTCTTTTTTTCCTACACCAGCAGGTGTATATTCAATAAAGACACATATAGTTCTTCCTCAAGCTGACTTAAGTTTAGCCACAGACGTTTTAACGGTTCCAGAAGAACCCGTAATTTTAGGTGCTTACTCTTTAGCTTTGTCTGAAAGAGGTGAAGACGGAGGAACAGCTAATTCTGTAGCTTCGGCTAGATTTGGAACAGTTCTTTCTGATTTTATAACTAAAGATTCTAACAGAACTTTAAACGAAACTGTATGGTATGCCAGTTAAAGCCTTAACACCTATAAAGTTAGACGGTTTAGGCTCAAAAGGTTTAAACACACAAGGTAGTGCTTCTACATTAGGTCCTGAGTGGCTTACTGAAGCGTCTAATGTTGTGTTTGATTTCCAAGGTAGAATAGGTCCAAGAAAAGGTATTAAATCTATTTCTAAAACTGTTTCCCACCCTGTAAAATCTATTGGTGAATACGTTAAGTCCGACAGAACTACAGAGTTTTATTTAGGTTCTAACAATGCTATTTATAAAAGAGATACTTCTACTACCCCAGAAACACTAACTGCTCAGTCTTTTGGGGGAAGTCCACAGACTATTTCTAATTCTAATTGGCAGTGGATAAACTTTAATAACGAATTATGGGCAGTACAAGCAAGTCATAAACCAATTAACTTTGACGGTTCTACTTGGAAAGACGTAGAGGACTTATCTGCATATGCCGCTAATAGTGGTGTGACTACATTTAACCCCTCATGTGCCTTGGGAAACTTTGGACGTATGTGGTACGGAGGTATTACTGAAGACCCCGGAACAGTGTTTTATTCAGATAACTTAATTGGTGAAAAGTTAAATGGTGGGGCCGCTGGTTCTTTAAATTTAAGGACTGTTTGGGGATCAGATGAGATAGTAGGTTTTAGTTCTATCATGGATAAAATAATTATCTTTGGTAAAAACAATATAGCTATTTACAGTGGTGCATCTAATCCTGCTACAATGACACTAGACGAGCTTATACAGGGCGTAGGTTTAGCAGGTAGAGATAACATAGTTAACGTAGGTGCTGAAGTTTTATTTATGAGCTACGAAGGTCTACAGGCTTTGTCTCGTATTACGGCTTCTGACGGTAAAGCACCTATAACTGATTTATCTATAGCTGTTCGTAACTCTTTAAGTTACTATCTAGCCACTGGAGATTTAACTACAGTTAAGTCAGCTTATTTTCAAGAAGAAGGTTTAGTTGTTACTTTTGTTCCTGAGAATAATTTAGCTTATGTATTTGACTTTTCTGCTTCATCCCAATTAACAATACCAAGAATAACTATTTGGTATTTTATTGATCCTCCTTTGTGTGGTGTAGGTACTGTAGATGGTAATTTTATTATGGGAATGAAAGATACCATAGCATCCTATGATGGTTATTATGATGTAACAATTACAGATACTACATCTTCTAATGGAAGCTCAGGAGCCTGTAGTACAGCAGGAGGAACATGGGACGGTTCTAAATGTTGGAGTACGACAAACAATATTTATAACTACACATGGTCAACTACATGGTTAGATTTTCAACAACCTACAACGACTAAAATATTAAAGGAAGGTCTTTTCTACTATCAAGGAGGAAGAGGTTCTGCAACTGCTTTACAAATATATGTAGATTATGATTCTATAAATCCACTTGTTAAATCGTTTAATTTAGCCGCTACAGATGAATCAGCCCTTTACGGAGCTTCAAGCTCTCTTTATAGCGTATCTAAATTTGCATCTAAAGTAGGTCCAGTAGAATACAAAGTTCCTTTAGGACGTACAGGTAAAGTGATTAAAATGCGAATGATTACGGAAGTAGTGGGAGATTTTTCAAGTTTAGTATCAGCTACGTTACTGACGAAACAAGGAAAGACAAGGTAAAAAGGAGAAGACAATGGGATGGTTAGATAACAATTGGGCTGGTTTACTGGGTGGAGGTTTATCCTACTTAGGTTCTAGAGCAAACGCTGATGAAAATATTAAAGCGGCTAGAGAACAAGCGGCAATTATGAATCAAAATGCTGATGCTGTAATAGCGGCTGGTGAACCTTATGGTGTAGGTAGTGTAGGTGGTACAGCAGAGTTTGACCCAGAAAGTAAAACCGCACTTCTTAATCTTTCTCCTGAACTCCAAAGTATTTACCAAGGAGCCTTAAGCAGAAGTGGACTTTGGGGAGATCAATTAGCTCAGTATTCTGGTGATCCGTTTGCCGCAGGTAATCTTTTCTATGAGCAAATGCAACCTTATTACGCAGAACAGGAAGATGACTTAAGGACAGACCTTGAGACACGATTGCTTGCTCAGGGACGCTTAGGTTCCACAGGCGGTAGAGATCAAATGTCTTCTTTAGAAGAAGCTATTCTTAAGGGACAAGCTCAAAGACGTAACCAAGGTTTTTCACAGGCTCAGTCTTTAATTTCTGCACTCTTAGGTCGTGAAAGTGCCGACATTGGAACTGCTACAGGTCTTCTTAACGTACCTATACAACAGGCTAATATTGGTACAGGACTTGGAGGAAATATTGGTAACTTAGCCGCTCAAGGTTTAGCGTCACGTAATTCTGGTCAACAACAACTTGCGGCTACATTAGGAGCCAGTGGTTCAAGCATGGGAGACTTACTCTCAAGAGCAGGGGGACTGTTTAAACCTCCTGTAAAAAATCAAGGTGTAACTCTTAACCTTCAAGGATTATCGACGAGGACATAATGGCAAAACTAAATAGTGCAAATCTTCCTGATTGGTTAGCTCAGTGGGCTATGAATAGAGGTGCTATAGAAAACCCCTCTACTTCAGGAACGTCCAGTGGTCTTTTTGACCAACCTGTAATTCGCAGACGTAGACCTGATGAGAGAATGGACGATGGAAGTGATGATAGTTGGATGAATGAAACATCTCCTGTATTAGATTCATACCCTACAAGTTGGGCAGATGTCGGAAGAGACATAAGTAATATTCCCGGTCAGTTCATGGAAGATATAACAGAATTTGGAAATTCATTGATAGACGGTGCTTCCAGTATGTTTAAAGATGCTGGAAAGTCTATAGAAAAAAATACAGAACAGAAAAAAGAAACAGGATTATTAGGAACAATAAAGAACGCACCTGAAAATGATTTAAAAGGTCTTCTTGGGGAAAAAATGTATAATTTTGTAGACAGAGTAGGAAGCCAAGGAAGTACAGGTAGTTTTATGAGAGGGGCTAATGATACAACTTTATCCAATAGTGATAGATTTGGAGCCGCTGTTGGAGCAGTCGCTCCCTTTTTAATGCCCGGAATGGGGGCAACAGGCGTAGGTCTCTTTGGTGGTATAGCAAATGCTATGGGGTATCATCACGATTTTGACCCAAGGTATGAATCAAACTTATCTTACAATCCTGAATCTGGAAGAATATCTTGGGATTCAGCTTCTCTCCCCGGAGGTGGTGGTCATCAATATGGTGCTTTAAACAATCAAAATTTCTTTGAGGCTAACCCAGATCAGTATTTTAAGGTTGATGGAATGGGTTACATGACGGGACGGGATTTAGCTACAGGAATTGTTTCAAATTTTGATGATTATACAACAGATTTTAACACTAATACCCCATTTGGTTTCCAAGATTTTGGTATGGGAGACCAGAACGTAACAAACCAAGAAGCCCTTTCTCAGTTTAATTTTGATCGTACAGGGGCCATACAAAACCTAGCAGGTTCTATAGCGGATGAGTCTAACGCAGGTTATAATCAACAACAAAAAATAGCGGATGTAATATCAGATTTTACTAACGAAGGAATAGACATGGATTGGGGTAGCACAGACGCTAGTGATTTTTCTGGAGTAGGTGATGATGGTTTATCGTTTGATTGGTCTGATGATGATTGGACACTATAATAATACAAGGAGTGATTTATAATGGCTAGTAAATTTGCAGGATTATTTGGTGGAGCTTCACCGGGGGACATAAGAAGTCTCATGGAACAGGAGAACCAAGCAAGAGTGCGTCAAGCCTTCCTAGACCAAACAAAAGCAGGTGGTGGACCATTAGCGGCTAATGCGGCAAGATACCGTGAGCAGGGCCTACAGGGGCTAGACAGGATGCTTGGAGCAGGTGCAGGTATGATGGGTATGGAAATACCTCAAGACCCTCGTATGGTCAAAGCAAGAAAAATAGAAAAGGACAAGATTGAGATTTTAGGTGTTCTTGATGGTTATGCTAAATCAGATGGACGTATAGATGAAAATGAAATGATGGCTGGTTATTCTTTATTAATGTCTAGGGGGTACCCAAATGAAGCACGTAAATTTTTAGATGACGCTAAAAAATTAGCAGATATAGATAGATCAAAAGCTTCTGCTGAAAAAGATAGAATGGGACCGGGAGGAGGTAAACCACAAAAAGGAAGAGTATGGATGTTACCAAATGGAGAACAGCTTAAAGGTGTTACTATTTTTCGAGACGGTATAGAGTACGTTCAAAAATCAGATGGGAGTACAGAGTTAATACCAGATGGTGCTAGAGAAATTACTCCGGGTATGCTAAAAAATGCTATGCTTCCACAAAAAGAATTTTTAAAAATTAAAAAAAATATTCTAGAAGATGTCCAATCTATAAAAAGATTAACTTCTTATGCCAAATCTGTTGCAGGAGGAGGAGGAGGTTTAAAATTATTAGTTAATCAGTTTTTAGGTGCTTTTAAGACAGCAGGGGGTAAATCATTAACACCAGAACAAATAGCCGCACTGGTTCAAAAGGGGGATATTAACGCTTTATTGGGTAGATACAGAAAAGTAGTTGTTGGTGGCGGTGTTATGACAGAACCAGATGCAAGAAGAGTTCTTGAAGCATTAGGAGGTGATGTATCTATGTGGAGAAACCCACAAATTGTAGGGATACAACTAAAAAAATTATTTCAGGATAAATTAGATTATATTAAAAACAATATAGAGGACTATAATAATCAAGTAGGATTTCCGGGAAGAGGTAAGATAAAAAAAATAGAAATGCCAAAGTTTGTTGATATGAAGGTTTTTGATGATTTAACAGCCCCTGCTTCTAAGAAAAAGAAAAAGACTAAAGTTCCAATGTACATTAATAAATATGTTAATGGAAAGTGGGTATCTACTTTAAATCCTGCTTATAACGTTGGAGGAACCCCTTAGTAATGACTACAATTTATTTATCGGACGGATCAACACATAATTTACCTTTTGGAATTTCTCCTACAAGTGAAACTGGACTTGAAATTTTAAACGATATAGAAAATCAAATAAGATTAAGGGCAGACGCACAAAATAAGATTGTTGGAGGTCCTGAAGATATACCAGAGTTGTATGGACCAGTTGGTCCTTTTGATGCTGAAGCTCACTTAGACGCCATTAAAAAAGTTCCTGATAACTTAATGGAGGCTGGAAAAGTTACAGGTGAACATCTCTATGAGAATAAATTTGCCTATACTTTAGGTACTTTAGGTATGTTTATTGGTCCTTGGACATCAGCAGGTCTTGCTTCTATTGGTACTGGATTTGATACTGCTTCTAAAGATGAAGATTCAGATAAAATTGTTAGAGATATGGGATTAAGTTTAGGAATAGATGCCGCACTTTTAGCCGCTTTAAAAATACCTCCTGTAATAACACAGTCAATAGTAAAGGCCGTTAGAGGAGGAGCAGACCCTAAACCTATTTTTGAAGCTTTGGTAAAAGACGGAGTAACAGATTACGGGGAAAAGGAAGCAATTAGAGAAAGTCAGAAATTACTTGTTGAAAATGGAGCTTCGTTAACTTTAGGACAAGCAGGTAAAAAAACTTCTTTAGCTCAGTTTATGGAATCAATTAGTTTTTCTGGTATTTTTTCTGCTCAAGTACATAAAAATAATTTAAATAGAATAGAAGAATTTGCTAAAAGAACTACGTCAAATTTGTTTAATTCCAGTAAAAGAAAAATTGGAGCTACTGCATTAGGAAAAACTATACTATCCAATTTAACAGCGGCAAGGCAAGCCGCAATGGATGTGCATGGTAAATCTTTAGAACAAATAGGTAAAATGCTTTCTAAAGACACTGTAGATATGAAACCTTTATCTAAAGGTTTAACTACATGGAAAAACCAAAAAAAATATACAAATGAATTTACAGGAGGAACTCGTCTTGATCCTAAATCAGAAAAAATTGTAAATGATTTTTTAAAGGAATATAAAGAAATAGACAAGTCAAGTCCAATGGCTTATATTGCTTTTATGAAAGATTTAAATGCTAAAATAAGTTCTGCTAATGCTATCGGAACTGATACTTTTGCTCCAGCGGCCGCAAGAGAACTAACTGATTTAGCTTCTACAATGAGAAAAATTTCAGTTAAACAAATAGGAAAAAATAATCCAAAAGCCGCTGTTCTATTTAATAAAGCTCAAGCTAATTACGGAAATACTTTAAATAGGTTATTTCCTGCTATAAATGATAAATTTTTTAAAGACATAGGAGACCCTGAAAAACACAAAAAAACTTTGTATGCTTTAGGGGATATGGTTACAAGTATGCAAAACGTTGAACACGTAAGAGCTTTATATAAATCACTTGATAAAGCTTTTTATGCTACTACTAAAGCCCAAAGAGAAGGTTTAAAAATAAAAAGTCCTGAGGGTGTTAAACAATTAATAAGACAAAGGTATTTAGAAAAAATGATGCCAAAATCTAAAGGAATGGAAAATATAGATTTTGGTGAATTTAAAAATATGGCTTTTAAACTAACAGACGCAGATGAATCAGCATTAGCTAAAGAAATTTTAGGCAAAGATTATAATGGTTTTAAAGCTGTTGTAAATGCAGTAGCAAAATCAGCAGAAAAACCGGGGTCTGGTTACGGTTCGTTAGCTTTAACTGCAAGAGAAATTAGTCTTCCAATAGCAGGAGCAGGTATGTTAAGTGCAGGTGCTTTTGCTAATTTACCGTCATTAATGGCAGGAGGTGTTGCTGTTCTTTTTAGCCCTGTAATGATGGCAAGAATTATAACTAATCCAAGAAGAGTAAATAAATTCTTAGGTATTAAAAACAAAGGTTTAACAGATAAAAAAACGATTGAAAAAGCTTCGGTACTTATTAATGACATTTACAAAGAATTAGGTGAAGACGAAAAGAATGAGTTAGCTGAATGGATGACTTTAGGTACGATTGAGTAATGGCATCTAAACCTAATATGTTTGAGTATAGATGGGATCAACTCACTAAAGCTGGTGACAAAGATATTTCTGATCCTAGACTTTACCTCAGAGGTGCAGGAGCCATAGCTGGTTTGTTTGGTGATATGGCCGCTTATCCTGTTGAAAAAATAGTTGGGGCTATAACTCCTGACAGTGTTAAGAGAGCGTTTAAACAAGGTGCTGATTGGGTTGTAAATGAAACTGATGCTGGAAAAGCAGTATTAAAACTCGCTAAGGATAACCCTAAATACGCTAAAGATATTATGGATGGTCTTAACATAGCAGGTTCTATTCCCTTATTAAAAATATTTGGTAAAGCAGGAATTATAGGTATAAAAAAAGCTTTGGAACAAAGTGGTGGGGTTAAAACAAAATTTAAAGCAGGTGCAGGGGGAGCCATAGGTTCTTCAAGTATATCAATGGCAACGGCTCGTAATATGCCTACTCTCCAACAAGGAGGTATGTTTGGAGATGTTCTTGATATAGGAAGAACGGTTAAAGGTACTGGAGATAACCTAAGAACTTACTCACAAATAGCTAAAGGTATGGGAAGAACCCCACGTACTGGTCTTAATTTTTATTCTGGAGGTTTCGGTAATAAAGTGCTTTCTACAGCAGGAGAGGCTTTAAGGGCTTTTCCAAAGGCTGTTAAAGAACTTACAAGCCCTAAAGAGTTAGCTAGTTACAGGATGACAGGTATGTCTTCAAATGCCAGAAAAAAAGAGTTGCCTAAAGCTATTACACCTTTAGAATCCTCTGGTACACACGCTATGCAATCTCAAATGAAACTGCAAAACGATGGGGTGTATGCTCCCCTTAATGACATAGATAGTCCTTTAATGATTAAAGCTAGACTTGCTGAATTTAATTTATTAGATGCTAATTCTGTTTCTAATATAAACAAGGTTATGTTTAAAGGTGTTCCTGAGGATATTGCTACTAGACATTTAAATCATATAAAGGCTGTGCATGGAATAGATGGTAAAAAACCAGCAACTTTGTCAATTAAACCTCCTAAAACTAATGGAATTGCCAGAGAGTTATTAGGAACTGGTAGCACAGGACCACGTTTTATAAAAAGTTTAACACAAGGAAACTTGATGGCTGTGTATAAAAAAGCTCACAAAATAGAAAAAATAGACCCTAGAGGAATGGTAGAAATAACGCAAATATCTTTAGGAATAACTAAAGATGTTGCAAAACAAATGTCCAAAAAATTAAAAATAAAGGAATCAAATCATCAAAATTTAATTGAGACTGTTATTAAAGCAAGGGCTAAGATAAACACAGGGTCTAATGTACCTTTAAGTAAAAGAGAAGCTAATGTTTTAAAGGCTTGGCAAGAATTAGATAGTCCTATTGGAACAGTTAGAGATGTTAACGGTAAAATTGTATCAAGTAAAAAATTTGGGGATATTCCAGAAATAAAGGGAAATACTTTAACAAGTAGTGATAGCTATTTATCTAAAAGTAAAGAACTGGGGGGTGTGAATTATATTATAACTCACGATTTAAAAGGAAATAGATCATATGTCACTATGAGTGATGGATCAGATTTATTTGGAATAGGCGGTGGTCCTAAGAACGCACCAGACATAGTTGTAGCAACACCTACTCAAGAAATAATATGGGGTTCTAAAAACACAGTTACTTTAAAAAGTGGTGAAAAACTACCTCAAAGATTCAATACTGAAAGAACTACTCAAACTAGAAAAAATGAAAAGAAAATCTTAGAACAAGGAACAAGAAAACTAGAGGAAAGATCAGGTATTAAAAAAAGAGTTAAAGAAACTCCTGTAAAGTATCAAAAAAGAGTTTTAACAGATTTTGAGGCAAAACCTACTGCGAGAGATTATCGTCAAGCTTTCGCTAATCAAGTTAAAATAGGAACAGCGGCAACTCAAGCAAACTTAAAAAATAAAGGTTTGTTTGAAGATTGGAATATACCTTCTCTGCCCCCTCAAGAAGATGACTACATGGAACAATACAAACAACTAGTTAATCAATTAGACCTCTCAAGAGGTGGATTTGGAGTGAGGTAAATGATTAAGTTTTTGAAAAGCATAATTTGTGCTATATTATGGCACGATATAAAGGGTAAAAGAGGGACTTGTAAACGTTGCGGTAAGATAATTATCCCAATACGTTAATTTTAACAAGGTAACTTACAATACCGTTAGAAAAAATAGCTAGACCTACGCTATTAATTACAATCAAAGCCCTATCGTTCCACACAATAGACACATATATCCACCCAATAATTCCTATAATATGAAAGATTAAATTGTATGGGTATATGTTTTGGCTAGTGAGTATCATAGCTAAAATTAATATTATAGTAGATACCCACTTAACCTTCCATGTTGAATCCTTCTCTTTATTCACAAGATTTTTGACCTGTCTGTGGGTCTATAAAACAAGCTTCGGCTTGAGGCTCTTCCTTGACTTCATTCAGTACACCGTACCTCTTACCGTCTGCTCTGAAGGTAGTTATCCCTTTACATCCTTGTTTCCAAGCATTAAAGTACAACTCTTTGAACTCATCAAAGGTAACATTACTGCCTACGTTACAGGTCTTAGATACAGCACTGTCAATGTATTTTGATACTAAAGATAGGACAGATAAATGTTCATCTGCACTAATGTCATTAGCAGTCCTACCTTCTACACCGTGTTTAAACGCATAGTCCTCTACTCTCTGTATCTGATGACCGTCAAATTCCTGTATAGTTCTATCATAAAACAAACTAAAGGGTGGTTCTATACCTGAACTTACGTTATCTGCGGTCAGGCTTATTGTACCTGTGGGTGCTATAGAAGTCAGATGTGAGTTACGAATACCAAACTCTTTGATCTGATCCTGTACCCAAGGTGATAATGTCTTAAAGAACTCTCCCTCTGTGTATTTATCCTTTTCGTACAGAGGAAATGATCCCTTCTCCTGAGCCAGAGTAGAACTAGCCGCATAGGAGTAATCTCTTAAAGTCTCTAGGACCTGAGAAGTAAACTTCATAAACTTCTTAGACGCATATGGCATACCACACATCTCAGCGGCATTAGCAAGACCAGTAACACCTAAACCCATCCTACGTTTATCTTTAGCTTCTTTCTCCTGCTCAGGTAAAGGGTATATAGTTCTATCTATGACGTTATCCATAGCCCTAACTACAGTGTGTATGTCTCCAGTGAATAAACCAAAGTCAAACGCTTTATCATGTACATACTTAGTTAGGTTAAAACTACCTAACAAACAAGCACCGTAGGGTGGGAGAGGTTGCTCACCACAGGGGTTAGTTGCTTCTATAGTCTCACAGTAATACAAGTTGTTCATCTTGTTAATAGTATCTATGAACAACACTCCCGGCTCTGCCCAATCCCATGTGGAACGCATAATCATATCCCACAGGGCTACAGGGTCTACCTCTTCATGTACAACACCATCGAACCTTAGAGGGAATGGTTCTTTCTTCTCAAGACATTCCATGAACTCATTAGTTACACCTACTGAGATATTGAACCCTGTAAGGGACGTACCGTCATTCTTAGCTGTGATAAACTGTTCTATGTCTGGATGGTCTATACGTAAGACACCCATCTGTGCGCCTCTCCTATGACCGCTAGAGGCTATTGTCTGGCACACTGCATCATATATCTGCATAAAACTTACTGCCCCTGACGCTCTGGAATCTAATGACTTGATACGATTACCTCTG